TGTCGTAGAAAAAGACCGAATTGCAGTCAAGATTGTTCCTGTTAATCCTCGTAACTTCCTGTTTGACCCTAACGGCACATCTATTGATGACTGTATGGGTGTGGCTATTGAGAAATATGTCTCTATCCACAAGGTTGTTAAGGGTCAAGAAGATGGTATCTATCGCAAGGTAGAAATCGGTACTGACTCTATGGATACGGACTTAGAGCCTACCCAAGAGATTACTCAGTACGAAGACGATAAAGTTAAGTTGTTGACTTACTATGGTCTTGTTCCTCGTGAGTATCTTGAACAACTCGAAGCAGAGGATGGTGAAGTAGAAGATTTGTTCCCTGAAGACTCTGTTCAGGACGAATATGCCGATCTGGTCGAAGCAATTGTTGTGATTGCCAATGATGGCGTTCTTTTGAAAGCAGAAAAGAACCCATACATGATGAAAGACCGCCCAATCCTTGCTTATCAGGACGATACAGTTCCTAATCGCTTGTTGGGTCGTGGTACTGTAGAGAAGGCTTACAACTCACAGAAGGCTATTGATGCTCAAGTTCGTAGTCATTTGGACTCTTTGGCGCTGACTACCAGCCCAATGATGGCTATGGATGCTACACGCTTGCCTCGTGGTGCTAAGTTTGAAGTGCGACCAGGCAAGGCTATCCTGACAAACGGCAATCCTAATGAGATTCTGTATCCGTTCAAGTTCGGTAACACAGATGGTACTAATCTGACGACTGCCAAAGAGTTCGAGCGTATGCTTTTACAGGCTACTGGCACTCTTGATTCGCAGGGAATGGTGTCTGCTGTCTCACGAGATGCAGGTCAAGGCGGTATTTCGATGGCTGTAGCCTCGATTATCAAGAAGTACAAGCGTACCTTGGTAAACTTCCAAGAAGACTTCATGATTCCGTTCATCAGTAAGGCTGCTTATCGCTATATGCAGTTCGACCCTGAGCGTTATCCTACTGTTGACATGAAGTTTATTCCGACTGCCGCATTGGGAATCATTGCTCGTGAGCATGAACAACAGCAATTTATCTCTCTGTTGCAGACTCTTGGCCCAAATACACCTGTTTTGCCAGTCATTCTCAAGGGAATCATGGCTAACTCGTCCTTATCTAACCGCTATGAGTTGATTGAGATGCTCGATAAGATGTCTCAAGGCGATCCACAAGCCCAACAAGCTCAAGCAATGCAACAACAGTTGGCTTTACAGTTGGCTCAGGCTCAGATTGCTGTCCAAACGACTCAAGCCGAGCAGAATAAGGCAGAAGCCCAGAAGTTATTAACAGAGGCTCAATTGATGCCCATTGAGTTGCAAGCTAAGAGCATGGCAGCTACAACAAAGAATCTGCCAAACGAAGATGCCTTAGCTTCCAAAGAGTTTGATAAACGAGTCAAGATTGCTGAATTGATGCTTAAAGAAGCAGATATTCAGAATAAGGCCAAGATTGTTGAAAAACAGATGACTAAGCAATGAACCAAGAGTTGCAACGTTACTACGAAGAGCGATTCTCCATGATGTCCACTCAAGGTTGGGTGGATTTAATGGAAGATGTTGACAACATGATTGAACCTTTGAATAATATTTCAACGATTGAAGACGAAAAAAGTCTACAATTTCGCAAAGGTGAGTTATCAATCCTTATTTGGCTGAAAAACTTGAAACAAGTCAGCGAACGAGCATTTGAGGACTTAAATGAAAAGAATGTATGAATTTGCCTGTGTAAACGGGCATAAAACAGAGAGATTTGTTGATTATGAGGCAACAAAACTCGTATGTGAGTGCGGTGAGGAAACTCATCGTGTTCTATCAGCGCCAGCATTTAGACTAGAAGGATGGTCTGGCTCTTTCCCAACGGCTTATAGCAAGTTTGGCAAGAGTCATACTGACAAGTTGAAGGCTGAACGCAAAGCCAACTCATAAGCAATTATGCCGAGTTGAATCTCCTACAACCGAAAACGGCAGGAAAAGGAAATTAGTATGTTGATTGACAACGAACCAGAAGAGTTGAACGAGTTAGAAATCGAAGACCAGAAGGCTCAGCAAAAAGCAGAGCAAAAGAATGAACTTCCTGAGAAATACAGGGATAAAAGTTTAGACGAGATTGTGAAGATGCACCAAGAGGCTGAAAAGCTCATTGGTAAGCAAGCACAAGAAGTTGGCGAAGTACGCAAACTGGCAGATGAACTCATTAAACAGAACCTTAGTTCTAGACAACAACACACAAAAACGGAAGAGCCTGAAGTAGATTTCTTTGAGAATCCACAGAAGGCAGTTCAACGGACAGTTGATAATCACCCTGATATCCTAGCTGCACGACAAGTGACGTTAGAGATGAAGCGGGCGCAAATTCAGCAGAAGTTGGCTCAAGAACATCCCGATTTTGGCGACATTGCTAAAGATCAGGACTTTGCGAACTGGGTTAAATCTAGCCCTGTGCGACTAAAGTTGTTTGAGCAAGCAGATGCTGGATATGATTACGACTCAGCTAATGAACTGCTGTCTACTTACAAGCAACTTCGTAGCGTCAAGACTAAGCAAGCAAGTGATGCTGGAGAAGCCACTCGCAAGCAAAATCTGAAGGCTGTTGGAGTTGATGTTGGTGGTTCTGGAGAATCTTCTAAGAAGGTTTATCGAAGGGCTGACCTTATTCGGCTGAAAATGCAAGACCCATCCCGATACGAAGCGCTAAGTGACGAGATCATGCAAGCCTACGCAGAGGGAAGAGTTAAGTAACTTTTATTTTTTGGAGATTTAATCATGGCAAATACCGCCTTTTCCCCCGCAAATAGTGTAACCACTACATCCGCAGCTAACTTTATTCCAGAGATTTGGAGTGATGAAATTGTTGCTGCCTATAAGAAGAACCTCGTTTTGGCCAACTTGGTCAAGAAGATGTCTTTTAAAGGCAAAAAGGGTGACACTGTTAACATCCCTAGCCCTGCTCGTGGTTCTGCTTCTGCAAAAGCCGCTACCGATGCAGTTACTTTGATTGCTGAGAGCGACACTAATATTCAAGTGTTGATCAACAAGCACTATGAGTACTCACGTTTGATCGAAGACATCGTTGAAGTGCAAGCCCTGACATCACTGCGTTCTTTCTACACAGAAGACGCTGGTTATGCACTGGCTAAGCGCATCGACACTGACTTGGTTCAATTGGGTCGTGCTTTCAATGGTGCTACAGTTGGTACAGATGACTATGCTACTTCTGCTTCTAGCACAAAGGCATATATCGGTTCTGATGGTACTACTGCTTATAACAGCTCTACATCAAACGCTGCCGCTTTGACTGACGCTGCTATTCGCCGTACTATTCAGCGTTTGGACGACAACGATGTTCCTATGGATGGTCGTTTCTTCCTGATTCCACCTTCAAGCCGCAACACATTGATGGGTCTGGCTCGTTACACTGAGCAAGCATTCGTTGGTAACGGCGATGCGATCCGCAATGGTGAAATCGGTCAACTGTACGGCATGGCTGTGTTCGCATCTTCTAATGCTGACTTCGGTGCTGGTTCTTCTGGCGCTGACCGCATCTGCTTGATGGGTCACAAAGACTCCATGGTCTTGGTTGAGCAATTGGGCATCCGTTCACAGACTCAGTACAAGCAAGAGTACCTCGGTACATTGTTCACTGCTGACACCATCTATGGTGTGAAGGCTCTGCGTACAAGCGCTACAAGCACTGCTTCTAACGCTTCTGCTGCCTTTGCCTTGGCAGTTCCAGCCTAATGTTGCCACTTTCCCCTCGCCTTAATCGGTGGGGGGATTTTTTCTTAACTTAGGAGGAATTCATTATGGCATCCGCATCATCGGTAACATCACGCCGTGGAAACGATCAGTTCCGTGGCTTGTTCAGCGATACTTGGGCTGTTCGTGCTACTTTGGACGCAGGTTCATTGGCAGATGGCGCAGGCGAGACTGACGACATCACTATCCCTGGCGTAGCCTTGGGTGACATGGTCATTGGCGCATCTTTGGGCGTGGATTTGGTTGGTTTGACAGTAACAGGTTATGTTTCTGCCGCAAACACAGTCAAATTCCGTATCCAGAATGAGTCTGGCTCTACTGTTGACTTGGCTTCTACTACCCTTCGTTTGGTCGTAGTTCGCATGGTCTAATCTAAAGGGGGCTAATAACCCCCTTTTCTT